TTGATAGGCCCTACCTCAGCTATTATTTTTGCATTCTCTTTTTTGAGAGGAACTAATTTTTCATTAAGCTGTTGAATTGTTTTTGAGGCTTGATCTATCTCACCGTTGAGTCCGTCACGCTCTTTCCTTTGCTTGGTGCGAATAAAATTTGCATCTTTAGCATTAGACTGCTCTACAATAGCATTTAAAGAGTCGAGAGCTCTTTGAGCGTTTTTAATTCTTCTATTTTCTTGATCAATTTGAAGTTCTATATTTTGAATGACTACCGTTTGATCAGATGATATAGTTGTTTGTTCAATATGAGCCTTTGAAAGAAATCCAAATATACCCATCGAGGTAATAAACATCAGCACTACAACAGATGTGGTGAGGTAGTACTTAATAAGTTTAGGAGCCGTAGTCCAGTTTCTATACAGCCAAGATGCTGTTACGAGCTTTGCTAGCTCAAGAAAAGATCCCATGATAACTACTGGCCAGAATGCACCAGCAAAGATAGCAGTTAAACCTATAATAGAGTAATATGCCGCAACAAATGATATACCAATGGCTGTAAATAAAGCCAGGTAGTTAATCATTGTATACCTTATCTAAGAGTGCCTTGAACTCTTTAATTTTTACCAACCTATTAGGCCAGTAGATATATTCCTTATCTGGATCTTTTTGTAAGTTATTGAGAAGAGGGATGACCATTTTATAGAGCTTATCAATCTTTGCTTGTAGTTGTGCTACGTCTCCCTCTACTGCAGACTTTTGGCTTGCTAGTTGCTGTACAGCCTCCAGCTCATCCTCGGTCATTACCGAGAAGCCAAAGTCAAAGTCGTCGTTTTTGATCATGAGAAGAACCCTTCTAGCGTTGCTTGTTTTTCAGTATGCCAGCCTAGAGTATCAATGATGGTACGAATCGGCTCAAGAAACGCTTTCTCGAACTGAGTCTCATAGTCAATAAACTTCTCCAATCCAAACTCTTTGGGTAGCGTCTCAGATATTGAAATGACACGCTCACGAGTAGGATTAGGAGTACGAAGATAGGCAAATTTTACCTTTTCCCCTTCGTAAATAGGCTTGTATTTCTTATCTAGCTTATGGCGCTTGATCATGTCATTGAAGATTAGAGCTCCCTTCACATGAATAGGTGTGCCCTTATTGAATACGGTCAGATGGTTACTGTACTCACTAAGACCATTGCATCCGCGAGGAAAAGCAACCTGTTCGAATGGCAACTTTTTAAATTCCATCTTAAAGTCTTCAACGAATTGAACCAAGGCGTCTTCGCTACCCTGCATAATAACTTTGAGGGCTTTCTTAATATTCTCACGACACGCTGCAGGAGTAGAGGAACGAACTGCCTCAATACCCATAACCTTGAGTTTAGGCTCGTGGTAGGCAACTCCCTCAAGGTTCCATACGTTAAGAATATAACGCTTTTTAGCCGTCCAGATACCCTTATCTGCAATGGCCTCACGTTTCATCTTCATCTTCTGATCGTAAGCATTGACATATTCAGCAAGCTCGCTATAACTCTTATCGATGTACGGTTCAAATATTTCATTGCAGAGTTTATCCAGGAACTTGACTGTCTTAGCAGTATCACTTGATTCACCAAGCACTTGCGTAACAAGCTTGTCAAGAGTGATGTACATCGAGTCTGTATCGCATGCAATAACATAATCGACTCCTTCTGTCTTTAATTTCTTGTTTAGATACTCGTTGATCTTCTTTTCCATCCAACGAATAGAAAGTTGACCAGACTTAGTAATTGACTCAGCAAATCGCGGATCAAACCATCTAAAGAATGCATTGCCAAGAGCACCATAAGCTGAGTTAAGTTGAATCTTCTTAGCCAGCTGCATATTGTGACATTGAGCAATTTCCTTCTCTAGTTCATACGAAGGATTCTCTTCATACTTCTTTTTAGCCTCCAGCATGCGGTTCTTCCAATACGTCCTACCATTGTACATAGATTCCATAAGCTTAGGAAGAAACCCTTGATAATCTTTATCAAACATACAACCAGTAGGAGTAATAGTAACATTATTACGGCTGAGTTGAGAACGAATAGCAGGATCGTCAAGAGCCCGATCGTTAATAAACATTCGAATACTGTCTGTGGGATCATTTCTAAATTTTTCTTTTCCATCCTGTCCTCGTCCTATCGATGTAAGAACGTTTGCAAATTTTTCAATCTGCCCAGCAAACGTTTCTGGAGAAATATTGTACTGCATAATCAAGTGAGGGTACAGAGAGTTTAAGTCAAATGATACTACCCACTTATGCATACCTACCTGCGGGTCTTTAACATATGCTCCCTCGATCTGATAACCTTTAGTTGATGGGCGTGTCTGCGGTACAACAATATCTTGTTCGAGCAAGTAGTTGTGAATAATAATATCCCACATACGAACCGACGTAAAGGTATCAAGATAGTTAACCTTACCGTCATATGCTAGAGCATACACTTGCTCAATAAATTTGAGCTTATCTTCCATTCTATCAACAAGCTCAACGTCCTGAATATTATAATCAATAAACAGTTCAAAGTTACGCTTATACAGATCGTCTAGAGAGGAATACTCTTCTGAGTAGTCTACCTTTTTATCTCCCAAGACGACCTGAGCAATATGATCAAGCTTATAGCTCTCTTCATTAGAGAAAGAAAACTTCTTATACAGTTGCATATAGTCAAGAACAGTAACACCTACGATGTCCATCACTTCTTGTTCACGACCCATCAACTCAATCTTACGACGGCCAACATAGTTCCAAGGCGATAGCTTCTTACAAGCTTGATCGCCTAGCACTCGATTAATACGATTACACAGGTATGGCATATCAAAGAACTCAACGTTCCATCCTGTAATGATGTCTGGTAGGAATTGTTTGGAGCGCATGATCTCGATAAAACGAGACAGCAGAACCTTCTCATCAGCACACTTTATGTACGTAATGGATTCTTTTTTCGGGGTGTAGTCGTGGTATCCAAGGACAACCTTTCGTCCATTTTTGGAGACAGTAATCGCGATAACTTCTTTATTGGCTGTTGCAATGTCGGGGAAGCCGTCATCCGAGGCTGTTTCGATGTCAAGAGACACGACAGAGATTTGCTTTTCGTCATATTTAATTTCTCCAGAAAACTCATCTGCAATGAATAGATATTGAAATTGAGTAAGACCGTACACATTGAAGTTGTCAATGTCATCGTATCGGCGCATAAAGTCGCGCGCTTCACTGATACTACCGAAGTCGACTCTATCGACTGGCAGACCCTTAAGCGTCTTGTATCTGGTGTTCTTCCCTTTAGAGGTAACAAATAGGTAGGGTTTAAAGGGGACCGAGTACTGGACTCGCTCCCCGTTTTCATATCCTCTGACTAGAACTTCGTCACGGTATATCGACACATTAGTATAAAATTTAGACATCTATCACCCTCAGTTTATAGCATATTATAGTCTATTATAGAAATTAAGTCAAGAGGTGCATGGCGTGCTCATAGTGCTTTATTCTATCATTAAGACCATTGAACCCACCATTGATACGCTTTGTCATAGATTTGATATCTTGATTATCGGCAAGACGGTTTAATTCGTTTACATCCCAGAACCAGCCAGCAGACATGCAAGCTCCTTCGACTGTTTCACAATACTCATCAATTTGATCTGGATCAATGCCTAGATCTTCTGCCATGTTCATATAGTTTGCTTTACCTGTGATTTGAATCAAGCCACGACCGCAATACTTGTAACCTTCGCCAGTAGCTTCTGGTCCGTTACCCATTCTGCCTCCATACACTCTGTTGGCAATCTTTTGTGGTTTACGAGCATATGCATCTGCTGTTGTACGATCTTTAAAATACTTAGGAAAAACTTTTAGCAAACCGTCTGCTGAATAGTTAAGATTTTCCTTCATGAAGTTAAAGCCGCCTGACTCGTGACCGCACTGCGCTAAGAACGCTGCAACTCTCTCTGGGGTAGAAATATCAAAACGCTCAAGTGTGGCGTTAAGAGGGTCTATAAATTGTTCCAGTTTTGATGCAGAAGTCTTAGGAAACAGTTCCCGTAATAGCTCTAATGTTACCATTGATTTCTCCTGTTAATTAATTATAAAGGGACAGTAGCCCTCAACAATTATTTAGGAGAAATCTAAGCGTCTGTAATTAGATAGAACCTTTTACCAGCTGTAAACCTGATCCAAACTTAGCATTATAGTTATTAATCATATCAATATTTGGATCAAAAGATACCATTACATGTCGTTTACTAAATGTAAAGTCTTTTGCGTCAGCATAGGGCAGATATGGCATCAAACCTAAACCATATGAGCCAGGTGCTTGACCGGGCATAATAATAATTGAAGCTATACTCTTTAATGTAACTGATTGATCGTCTTCCTTATCAATCTTTCCAATCACTTCTTCACCAGAGGCGAGTTTAAAGCATTTTATATTCATGTTATCTCCAATTGAAAAGAGGGGCCGAAGCCCCTCGGGTTATTTGTGTCCAGGCATAGGACCGCGATCTTGTAGCCAATCTACATCCTCGTCAGTCATAGGAGCCCATTCACATTTTAGATGTGATTTCATCTTTTTCCTCCTCAGTAAGAAACTCTTTCTTACGCTGCACAGGCTCCTTGATCTCGATCTTCTTAGGCTTCTTATGGTCTGGAATGACTCGATCAAGCGCAACTCTTAGCATACCGTTAATGAGTTCTGCATCTTTGATCTCAATTTGATCATTGACACCGAACGAACGAGTAAAGCTTCGTGTAGCAATTCCCTTGAATAGGTAATCGGAAGAGCTGTCGTCTTTTGTGTTACCTTTAATGATAAGCTTATTATCGGCAAGCTCAATATCAATTTCGTGCTTAGCGAATCCCGCTACAGCAATCTCAATTGCGTAGGAATTATCACCAGTCTTTTTGATATTGTATGGAGGATAGTTAGGAATGTTTTTTGTTACATCGTCATGCAGCTTGGCAAGACGGTTAATTTGATCTTCAAACCCTACAAAGAACTTGTCTGCGTCTTTGAAGAGAACCTCTGGGTTAAGCATATTATTAGCAACAAAGTGTTTTAGTCCAGTCATAATATTCTCCTTACTTAGTAGTTGTAAAGACGCGCTTGGCGTCCATATTCATAGCAGCCATGCCTACTGTAGTGAAGAAGTTAAATGTCTCTTGTCCCATCTTTTTAGCAAAAGATGTTTGAGCATCAATGTATGTCTGGAGGGGCTTTTTAAGTTCGTCGTTTGTTACGACTGTATTGACAAATTCTGTCTTGACGTTTTGGAATGAATCCACAAAATGGTTGTATACCGATAGCATACGTTTCTCCTTTATTAAGCGAGTTTAAAATTAACTACCCTAATATTAGGCATAGTTGTGTGAGGTGTTTCTAGACTGGCACATCCTCACAAGCCAGTTCCCATCCCGGGGATAATATTATATAGCTTTTCGTACAAAAGGTTTCAAGTCCGGAGGTGAAAAAGTATCCGGCTTTACCACTTTACCAGTCTCTGGATTCTTGATTGCTTTCTTTGTCATGGGATCTAGCTTAGACATATTACTTCTGAACACTTCGTTCCATGCATTATGGATATCATATCCTTTGGCATGAGCGTATCCAATAGTAACCCAAATTAGATCGCAGATAGCATCAAGCTGTTCTACGTCATCATTATTCATAACTGCTTCTAAAAATTCGTTGTACTCTTCCTCCATTAGACTCCTATACAGTCCAGGAATAGACTTATCTCCTAATGAAAGTTGATCAACAGCCTCCATAAAGGCTCTTACGTCAAGAAAAGGCAATGCCATATAATAACCCCCAAAATTTTGCTCCAGGAAAACCTAGTAGCCATAGAATACTAACTACCATAATGAATATGTAGAATGAAAGTAAAGCTACGAAAGCTTTAGTAAGTAAGTTCATCTTTTTTATATTTTGGTTTTCGAGCATATCTTTTTTTGCTCTTTACCATCTTAGGCTTAAAGGGTGTGTTAGCACCATACAGCTCCACCGCTCTACGTTTAAACCTCGGTACTCGAATTGTTATCGTTGTTTGCATTTGTTTCTCCATCTGATGATTCATTATATTCGAATTCATCAAATAAATCCAGAGAATTATATACTCTAAGTGAGATACCTGCCTCTTTAAACATCCTAACTGTGACTCCAGAATTAAACCTATCAGTCTCCTGCCCTGACTGTACTGTGATCACATTTTTGATTCCGCGCTGTACGATAGACTTGGCGCACTCATTGCAGGGAAAAAGAGTTGAGTAAAGAGTTGCACCCTCTACGCTATTTGGCGCATTATCTAATGCGTTGCGTTCTGCATGACAAACGAAGAGTAATTTTGTCTCTCTATCTTCATACATTTCAGGCTTGTCTTCTACTCCTCTAGGAAAACCATTATAACCTAAAGACAGTACTCTCTTCTTATCATCTACGATGACACATCCAACTTTACGAGAAGGGTCTTTTGACCAAGTAGATACCTCGCGAGCCAGTCTTAGGTATCTTCCATCCCATTTGTACTCATTGTCATGAAGGCGTAAATATTTTTTACTCATACACTTCATCTTCCCAATCTTTGAAGAACTTAACTAGACCTTTACGTGCCTTAGCATATGTTTCTGGTCTGTAGTGAATTGCATCTGGACTATTGTGCATGGTGAGACAGGCTTTCTCATACTGCATCAAATCGAAGAAACGAACATCTCCTTCTTCCCATCGTGTCATGTATGCACGAATACGTTCAGTACGATCCCCCGTTGGATGAAAGGTGCATGGAGGAGGAATGTATGCTACACGAGCCCCTTTCTGAGCAAGAGCGCTTAGCAGCTGTTCAATATTAGCGAAAGTTTCAGCTGACTTCCACCAGTCATTATGACCGATGCTTATAGCAACGTTTGCTCCTGCTGGGATAAGCCTTACTTGTTCTTTAAGTTCCTTAGCGCGTGTATTGCGTCCAGACTTAGCCCAATTAATGTAACACTTGTCATTCAATGCAATACCCACACCATGACTATCTCCTAGAATGTAGATGGGATTCTTGGAGCAGGGTTTTTGTTCTTTTGCTTTAGCGGTTACTACAACCGGGGAAGCTTGTAGCTGGGATGCGCGTTGATGAGTAAGATCAGCGCATGCTGCTATAGGGAATAGAAGTGCCAGGGTGAGGATAATTTTATTCATAATGTATTGAGCGAGGCGCCCATCTCCTTAGTAAGTTCACGTTCACGGGCATGGGCGTTTTTACGTCCACGCACTTTTTCTAGTACCGACATCTCAAATACTTCAGGACCATACTCACGAATTTGATCATCGAGAGTGCGGTCAAAGTTTTTCTTAAGGGAGCGAAACACGTGCTGACGAGTTCTGATCTTCAGCGTCTTCGCGATAGATTGTTCTCTAATAACAGTTACACCAATGTAGATCTCTTCGGTGAGAGTATTGGTGTATTGATATATTAGATAACTGCGGTCTGATCTCTTTTTCCTTATCATACCACTATTATGGCTGATCACAGATATTAAATCAACTGTTATTTTCCTCAATAAAATCAAGGAGTTAGCGAATCAGATCCACGGATTCTGTGGGTATTTTAGGGCTTTTTCCAGGTTTCTTTAGCGTTTATCGTCTCAATATGCCTATATCCTAGCTCTATAAGTCTATCGGTTATCTTCTTATGGTTGTAATACTCTTTATTAACATCATCAAAACAGAATGTTGTTCCTGATCTTGATCTATCATTACACCATATTATCTCATCTAGCACTGATTGTGTTGAATGAGGCCCGTCAAAAAATACTAATGCGTATTGATTAATTATATGACCTTCTGAATCGTCAAATACTGGAACACCATCTTTAAAGTACTCCATGTATTGAGAATCAAGCATGTTATAAAATATTATATTATACTTGCAATGCATGTTTAGCTTTTGTATGTTAAGAACATAATCGCAAACATCACGCATCATCTCTAACTTCATATCGTTAGTATAGTTGTTATTGTATCCACCAGACAATATGGATGCATCAGATCCAATATATGGAATCTGCCCGTACGGATCTACACTGATGATTGTTCTTTTAAGATCGCTTGCAGCAAATAAGCCATCGATGATATATTTAAGCGAGCCTCCAGCGCGTGTTCCGATCTCTAATATTAGACCAGGTACGTCTTTTACACCTTCGGCTGCTCGCTGTAGCACGTCATAATTGGTACTATCACAATCCATTAAATCTTTATTCCTAACTGTAACTCTGATTTTTCACCTGTTCCGAGAACGCATGCGACATTGCCGTTTGTTTGAACAAATGTCCAAGAGCTGGTTTTTGGATTAGTAAAAAGAATATAATAAGTGTCGTCATATAAATCTTTGCCAGTAAAGATAGCCTTTTCTTCATACTGAGAGGCAAGGTTGACCACGACATCTTGATAACTACCGCACGTGATCCGCTTGGTGCTTTCGAAGGGAACAGCCATGGCTGTTCCCGCTATTAATAGGATAACAGCAAGAAACAGCTTACGCATTTTACTTCCTTCCGATGTTGTATTTGGCAACTAGCTGCCAGCTATCCTTTTCTTTAAATGGAAGAATTTTAATCATTGTGATTGGTAGTACTGGATCTTTAGATTTATTAACGTCTACCAGAGTTACCAGTCCCCACTCAGCAAGAAGGTTAGCAATAGCGTTACGTCTACCAATATCCTCTTCTGTGATGGATGCTGGTTTACCGTCTAGCGCAAATAGTTCTTTGAAATGTACAATATAATACTTGCCTTGCTTATGTAAGATATGGCAAGATTGATATAGTGTTTGGTCTTTCCGCGAGGCTACACCAATACGTGTTAATGTTTCTTTTACCTTTAAGAAATCTTCTTCATGGCCTAGCTTCGCTTCAATTAATGATTCTAAAATAGTCATTTTTCAGTTCCGCCCTGTTTAAGTTTTTCTTTAATTGAGGCCAGCTGCTTTTTCGTCAGTACCCTCAACGCACTCTGGGCTTTCTCATGACTATAGCCATAGTATTGCTTTATAATATCTAAATCATGGCTAGTTGTCTTCTTCACCCACTTTGCAAACCTTTTCTTAGGTCTGAGACTATTTAGGAAATAGTAATATTGGAGCCGTGACTCCAAAAAGTGGGCCATATTCATCTCATTGGCATACAAGATAGTATCAGGATAATAAGATAGCGCTTTATTTGTAATAAAAGGATCATACTCCTTTTCTGCTAGCTCATCATTATCCGTACCACTCATCATATCTTTTTTATTATAAGATACAGAATTTACAAAATCGAACGCGTTGATATATTTTCCCATTTCACCAATGCCTTATCACTCCTGTGACGATGAATGCATTCGTCACAATATAACATAATATAATAAGAGTTCTTATAAGAGCTATTATATCTGCCTCTCTTACATTAGCTCCAGCTTTTTCTCCGATTGCTTTAGCCCACAACCGCCAGGCTTTTCGTAACCAAATCATCCAATTAACATCCTTACAAGACCGAATGTGTCTATGGAAGTAAGCAATAGGTAGTTACCAAGCATACCAAACGATTTCCTAGAATAAGCAGCCCAAGAATACAAGGCACAGCCAGCAATCCAAATAGGGTACAACGCCAGAAGAGGTGGATTCGGGACGGTGACTGCCATAGTGATAGCGCACCCAATACTAGCAGCCCAAGCGAGCAACTCAACAACAAAACGGAAAGGATTACTATTCCAATCACTTCTAATCCATTCAAAAGTAGGCTTTAACAAATCATTCATTGAAATCCGTTCTCAACTTGCCATTGGTAGTGCGCTTTAAGCTCATTGTAAGCATCTAAAACTTCCTTTGGCATAACGTTGTAGCTGTTTATACGTGTTAGATTAATATCTATTGCGCGCGCAAGATTCCTACTCAGTCTAACCTCATTGAGCTGACTGAAGTAAAAATCCTCTCGTTCATGTCCCTTCATAGGAATTTGTGCATCTTCATTCATATTTAAATCCTATTAGTTTAAATAAAAACTTTCGGTACCATGGCATTTCAATTGACTTTATCGTTATATTACCTGCATCAAGAATAGTGAATGTAGTTCGATGACTGCAACTACTGTAGTCGAGGTCTAAAGGTATCTGTTCGGTAAGAGGCCAGAAAAATTTAAATTCAAGCTGTTCTGTCATAGCACCCTTCTAATCGTTAATTATAACATTGCTAGTAGTTTCTATCCACACCCTTGCACCACAGCTCAGAGGTTTATCTGGAGAGTATACTATCCTACTAGGACCCTCTATTGTTACGTTATTAGCGTAAGTATTTGTCTTGTATGTCTTAACAGTTAGAACCGGTACTCTTTCATCTGGCTCTACTTTCTTATTACTACGAATGTACGCTTGATTTACATGAATGAATGTTTTCATTTAAACTCACATTCAACCATCACTTCAGTTAAACATGCAACTAGGTTAAGTTCCTGATCAGCAACAAATGCTGCTTTATATTGATAGTTGGCAACGATTAGTACTAACTGAGGAATAGAAGACGGTTTGAGAAAGTCGCTTGCAGTGTCGTACAATCGACGCATGATAACTACAGACTCATTATCTATATTCTCTGCTACCCACTTACGCACATTTGTAAATGACTTGTCTTTCATAGCTTGCATCAGCTCTTTCATCGACACTTCAGTAAGGTTGGTTAGAATACCTGTATCGATCTTACCAGTAGCTGAATATCGCTGAAGCTCGTTTAGGATGCGTCTCCAGTCAGGAAAATGTTTTTCTAGTACTGCGGCAACAGCTTTACTATCAAACTCAATTCCTTCGGCTTGAAGAATATCGCCCACTCGCTTGAAGAAGCGTGTAGCCATCTTTGCTTTTTCTTGTTTAGGAATCTTAAACTCTACAACAGAGCAACGAGAGTGAAGAGGCTCGATGATCTTATTCTTAAAATTGCAAGTCAGAATAAAGCCGCAGTTCTTCGAAAACTCTTCCATAAAGTTACGAAGAGCTGGTTGAGTAGAGTTAGCGTTCAGGTAGTCTGCTTCATCTAGAATAACATATTTACGGCCTCCTGTAAAGGAGATAGATGAAGCAAAGTTCATGATCTCATTACGAAGGGTGTCAATATTACCCTTAAGAGATCCGTTGATTACAATATAATCACATCCTAGTTCTTCACACATAGCGCGAGCAACTGTAGTTTTACCTACCCCTGCTCGGCCAGATAGAAGAAGATTAGGAATGTTTTGCTGGTTAACAAATTCTTGAAATGTAGCTTTCAGCTCAGCTGGTAAAACACAATCCTCTACCTTACGTGGTCTATATTTCTCGACCCACAAAAATTCTTCGTTCGTCAGACTCATCTTCATTCACTCCATCATAAAATAGTTCACGCCAGGCTTTAGGTTTAAGCTGTGCTCCTGACATGATGATCATTAATACGACCCACCACGGACTCCAGCTATAGACCAAAATAATATAGAAACCGCCAAACCAAATTATTGACTCCCATACAAGAGTATAGATTAGAAAGGTTATGGCTAGTACAGAGTCTTTCAATCTACCACCTTCTCATAGATTTCCTGAAACTCGGACATCTCAGTAATTTCTTGCTGGAAGTTTTGTTTATGATATACACGAGCCATTCTCTTGAGAATCTTCTTATCAAGAGTAAAGCGCTCACTTGCGTTCTTGATTGCTTCTTTTTGAAAGTCTCTTTCAGCCTCAGCTCTAACCATGCTTGCAGACATTTCACGCAACCACGACATCACATCTTTCTTATCTTCTTCAATCATAATTAACCCTCGTACTTAGAATTAGCTTCAGTAGCTATCCAATATTCTATATTATCTGCTTTAAAATGGCCAATACCTTTTGATGAGATACGAACACTATACTGCTGTTGCATTAACTTCATATTCTCAGATTTAAAGATCATACGAAACTTTTTGTCAGTTTCTCCTACTTTAATCTCAAACGTATCGTTAGTAGAGTTCTTAGAATCAACACCCTGAAGAAGAATATCTTCACCATCACCGGCAATAGCAATCTCAGGCAACTGTAGTACTCCAAGAGCACGCATTAGCGATTGAAGGTGCGCAGGCTCGAGAGTAAACTCAATCTCAGCACTCTTGATGTCGATATCTTTTTCAGGTGGTTGAACGATCATATCAGGAGATGCAAAAGTATAGTTTACACTTTGACGTCCATTAGTGATCTTCGCTTGCTCCTTACCAACTTCTAACTCAGGCTCGTCAAACAAAGAAAGGACGCCAAGGAATCGACTCAAGTCATATACACAGAACGATGCTGGAATATTTTCCTGAATGATAGCCTTGGCGAGCATTGTCTTAGTAGGCGATACCGTACGAATAGTATTGCCTGCCTTGAACATGATAGATGGATTGATGGAAGAGAAGTTCTTTAAAATCTGAGTAGTTTGTGCACTAATTTTCATAATAAAATATTTCCTCTGTTAGTTGACAGCTTTTAATTTATAGACGTTCATTTCTTCTCCTTATCTTTCTTACCTTTGCCACCAAGTGCACCTGGATCAGCAGTGGCTGATGCACCAATAGAAGCAAGATCAGCTAAGGAGCCACCAAACACATACGTACCGACGTGCTGCATTTGCATCCAAGGACAGAACCAAACTTTCATACCAGCTTTTTGTACGTTGTAGCAGAACATATAGTCTTCTGACAAGTAGCGCTTAGTTTGTGGATCAATAATACAATCGAAATATGCCATGATTTCACGGCTACCATCAAAGTGCTCGGTGCGTACATGATCAGGCTTATAATGTAGATGAGGGAATGCAGCCTCATACTTTTCTAATGTACGACGACGAATCATCATAAAACCAGTACCAATCTCGAGAACCTCAACAGGCTTACCAATTGGAATTTCTTTAGTATTGGCTTTTGGATTGAACACATAGTCGCCAACAAACTTTTCTAGTTGATTAGGATCTTCATCTGCCACACCCTTATCAACCGCTAGTTTAATCTTCTCCCACGAGATACACTTCTTAGGATATGGACCTCCGATAACATCAAACTCTGATGCATCGTCTTGCATGGCAAGAAGCGCGAGTACGTCTTGTGGATTAAATCCAATGTCAGAGTCAATAAACATTAGATGAGTAGCACCAGAGCGTAGGAACTCATCTACGCAATAGTTACGCGCACGTGTAATTAGAGACTCGTTAAACAAATAATATAGTTGTAATGGAATCTTATACGATGCGCACATAGCAGAAAGATCGGCAATAGATCTAGCGTACATACCCGCACATTGACCTCCATACATTGGAGTAGCTACAAAGAGCTTACGTTTTTGAAGTTCCTCGATTGGAACATGAATCTGAATGCCATTTTCTTGCTGTTGAATAGTCATTATATGTCCTCACTTATGCGTTATATTGACCTTGATAAAGGTTATAAGTATCAGCTGATACTAAAACGAATTGCCCCACTCTTGCATTTTCTTGAATATACGAGGTCCCGCACATTACATGAATAACACCGCCGATGTAATTATTGAATCCGCTATCGTATAGACCGGATGTAATAAACACACCATTACGGTTTAGAGTAGATCTTGGTACAATCCAGCCGGCATAGCCTTCTGGAAGGTTTACAAAATGATTTGTTAAGAATTGATAAGAGCCTGGCTCAAGCTTCCACATCTTGACTTGCTCTTTTGCTCCTAGGTTGAGGCCTCCACTAACCAACTTGACGGGTTTATTCTTGCGAGCGAGTTTAATATCTTCGCCGACTGCAAATGGAGTGTCTAGGATTCTTTCTATGGCAGTGATTCGAATGTCCACTGCGTTGGGTTGAATGCACTTATCATCTAGATTAGTGATCACTTCAACACCAGTTACCATCTTAGGGTGCTTTAACATAATTATACCTCACTTAATCATACTATCTTAAATATGTAGCTCGTCGGCAAAGAAGTATGGGTTCTCTACCGTCTTAAATTTTGCTCGTGGCTTAAACTCTTTTGAATTAAACAAAAACTCATACACAACGTTTGGCTCAGTTGCCTCACTTCCTTGAAACTTAGTAGATGATATGTTCATCTCACTATCAACATAAAGGGGAGATATTTCATTTCTAAAAATATAGAGGGTTGGGTTATTATAGTATAAACAGCTAAAGCTGCCATCAACACTACTGAGATTGTCAAAACTATTTCCCACCTCTTTGAGAAGAAGCGCTGTATCCCATTTTTCATCTGTACTGTATTTCTTTTGAAGATGCTTAACACAGTCCTCCTTAATGATGCCATTATGCCAAAGACATCTTGAATAGTAATTTGTTTCGTTATATTTGTTGTGCCTAAATGAGTTAAGCCACAAAGCAGTGGCTGGATGTACTGACTCAACTGATCGAGCTTCAGTAGTAGGTGCCTGTACGTGCACGATACCGTAAAACCCTTTAGGGATTTTAATATCGTCATAATTAACTGAGCCGATTTCTTTCTTGTGTACACCGAGACGTCCAATATACGTCTCGATAGTGGAGAAAGAATAAGAGTGCGATCCTCTATACGAATTCAGCTCGATTAGTTCGATAAGCTTATCCCTATCAAACGATCCTACGATAGCACACATAGAGTCTCCTTACTTGATGAGTTTATCCCACGGAATGTTGATTGAGTATAGAATAGGATCTGCCATACCCGCTTTAGCAAAATTAGAAATACGTTCACTACAGGAAGGACATTTACCGCATGAACGACCCTCTTCATCAGGATCATAACATGTTAAAGTAAACTCGAATTTAACTCCACCTAATTCTTTAGCAATTTCAATCTCTTGATGCTTAGATAGATGACTAAAAGGAGCTTCAAGTTTAACCTTATGTGTACGGTTTTGCGCAGCTACCGCATTCATACTATCAACAAAGCGTTGACTGGTATCCCAATAACCATACTCATCATGAACTTGAAGACCAGTAAAGACATGAGATGCCTTATTAGCTTCAGCAAACGAGAATGCTAAAGAGTTAAGAATCATATTACGAAACGGTACGTAAGTTTTAGGCTGAGGGTCTCCTAGAACCTCTTTAATCGTAGGCATAGCGACACCACTACCGCCAATATTAGCAGAAACGTCACGAACAATCTCCCCAAGGATACTAAGATCCAATACATGGTGCTTGATATCGAGATAGTTACAAGTAGAGGCTGCCATAATCAGCTCTTTCTTCTGCTTCTGTCCATAGTTATAAGACAGCGCATATACTTTATCTACTCCATACTTCTTGGCTAAAATATATGTCATAATAGTACTATCCAGACCACCAGATAGTACTGATACAACATTGTGATTAGTCTCAGGAAGTAAATTTAGCGCTTCACTTAGATTCATCTTTAAGTTCCTGCTTTAATCGTTCAACATAAACAGCTGCATCAAGCAGTTCTTCTTGAAGGTGCTGTAACCAATCCATAAGATTTAAATCGTTACGTTCAGTTGTAGTACCATACTTATTATAACCTTTTTCCATTCTAGAAATCAACTGATAGGTTACATTAAGTACGTTCTGATCTGGCAACTTTTGCTCGGTTAAGTTACCTGTAGGCAACGGCTGATTTATTGCTACTGTATGTTTAGTCTCAGGTCTATACCCTCGAGAAATCTTAAAATCTCCGTTAATGTTGGTATCTGAAACATACCAAGCTGATTCACCTACCATGTTATCATACACGTCGCGAAAATTATTGTCTGAGAGTTTTGTTGTCATAGTCAAGCACCATTCCAAGAGGTTGAGGAAGAAGATTAGGAGCAGTTGCGCGTGCAGGGCAAATATCCCAACCACCACGACGAGTATAAAGAGCAGTTACCATCAACTCGTCAGGCTCTAAAACATTCAACAATACCGTATATACACGCTCAACAATCTCTTCATGGAAGTGAGATTCTTTTCGCATGGATACGATATATTGTAGAATAGAAGCAGGGTCAACAGTCTTATGACCTGCAATATGAATAAAGATATCACCAAAGTCGGGCTGATGGGTTACACGACAATTAGATCGAAGAACATTAGTTCTGATTCTCTGCATACCAGGCTTTTCTACACCCTTAACAAGAGATGGATCATCAGTATAGGTATCAAACTTAATAGTATTAACATCTACTAAAGCTTCAATCATAATAAATTCATCTTGCCATTGCCGTGCGCTAGTAATTTTAGGTTCATACCTAAAGAACTTTACATCAACATGTGCACCAGCTGCACGAGAGAGATGCTCCGAGCCAATAACTTCTAAATTCTTAATAACATCCTCTACAGTCTTTCCTAGCTTAACCATATTGAATGAGTTCCAAAATAGCTTCATAGACTTCGATTCAACCATACACTCACTATCAGATGGATAGGCAAGCTTAACCATGCCAGATACAGGATATCCGTTCTCGGTTAGAGCTGATACTTCATACCCATGCCATGTATCAAATCCAACGAACGGAAGCGCATCATCTCTTACTCCGATATCCACTCGGTTAAGGCGGCGGGGAATAGGTACTAGAAAGTCAGGTCTGACTTCTGTAATGTCTACGAAGTCAGAATAGTCGCCCGCCTTCTTGCCTAGCTGGGCACTTGCAATCTTTACTACGTCATCTTGATTATTACTCATAATTGCTCCATGTTTACTTTATCGATTACTTGTTGTACTCGTTCACGAACCGAGCCACTTAGTTTGGTTACGTATAGCTGTTCTCTGCTAATAGTTGCCTGAAAGATACTAACGATATCCTTCTGAAATTCTTTATTAGCACTACGCACTCCATCGTCCTCTATTTCAAATTCTGGATCGATATAGAACATAATTTCATACTCAGAGATTGTACGCATAAAAACTTTACGCACAAAATCCATAGTTTCTTTACTGATTTGATTTCGATCGAACAAATACTGACTATAAACATAACCATCCAACGAAGTACGATCAGTAATCATGTCAGTATGCATATACAGATTAACGATATGCTCTTGCATGATTAAACGCTGAGTGGTGTTATTGCCATCCTCATTGATCGGAAGACCATAGCTCTGTACGCGTCGTGTTACTTCATTACAGACGCTATAATCTTTGAACACACTTTCCGAACGCAATGCATTTAATAGAGTAGTCTTACCTACTGATTGCGCCCCACTAATACCAATTCTCATATTTTTAACTTCTCTTTCAAAAAGAATATCCATGCCTCAAGAGATGATTGCTTAAGCTTATCATATAACTCATCTAGAGTATCGCATCTATTAGTATAGTGAACAGACTTAACTATGTTACCCGCATCTAATTCAGGTATACACCTATGTACTACTGATCCTATTATAGGATAATTCTGATTTGATTGCCATACTTTTTCTTGAGGATCTTTACCCTTAAGTTCTGTATAGATGTCAATGGCACCAGGATGCCCATTATAGATCTCAAATGCATTACAAACTGCATCAGGCACAATTCTTAGATACCCGTGTAATGTAACTAATGCTGTCTTGTCAACATATGGTGACTTTAGAAAGTATTCCATCAGCGAGTTATGCCGAGCGGAAACAATAGGAGCCACCCCTGATAGCTCTCCTATCATAGGATGGCGTTTATACTTTGACTCATCTACATTGTTGGTAAAGATCATATCTGGTACCCGACCTAACTCGGCTACCAGATTAACAATCTCAGATCCTGTTTGACTAAAGAATACGTACCAGGGTCTATCCATTTACAATCTTTCGAAACTTTTTAATATTGTTGAAGATAAGTTCTTTAACATCCTGAG